ACGCCTGAAGACAGGTTTCGTATTGTTGCTCTTGGTAACACACAAGGCCAAGGCGATGACACAGGGGCTCACAGTGGCACAAACGTACAGAACACAGCCACGTTAGATCGTTTTGGAACTACAGTAAGAATGGGCTACATGGCTGAAGCAGTTGAGTGTAAGATGCTTAACGGTAAGTTTCCTGGTATCCCCGTAGACTGGATCAAGAACTTGGTTAAGTTTGCCAATCTGATTCGTCAAGGGTATTCTTCTGGGCAGCTTACGCTCACGATGTCTCCTAGAGCACTTCAAGCAATCTGTAAAAAATACGCATATGGGTATGCTTTAGTTACTGCTATTGATCTTTCTTACACAAACAAGCTTACCGAAACACAACAAAAAGTCTCTAAAGAACTTTTCCGTAAAATCTACGGTACTAAAACATCCTGATGATCGACAGAAAACTACTGCAACCTTATAGCGTATTGGCTATAGGGGAGCAGATAAACATAGATCATGAAGGCTGTGATGCTGGTATAGACCGTAAGAAGAGACTCTATATCAAACACGTGGTTGGAGGAGTGGTAGCTTACTGTCACCATTGCTCCGATCATGGGTTTTGGAGAGAGCTTTCTACTGATGGTACGGTACTTAGGAAGTGGTTGTTTAACGAAACAGATGACATGCCAAGAGTGAGGCGTACTTATGGGTTTAATCTTAGACCTGGAAATGTACATAGTGCTGACATTGTTAATTGGCTAGCTAAACACCATGTGTTTCCTACTACTAATGAAGAAGACAGACATTACTTTAAAGAGTTTTCTAATGAGCTATATCTTCCAATACACAACTACGCTAAGACACAATATGGGTATCAACTAAGAAGCTTTGATCCAACAAAATCAAAATACAAAACAACGTACTATAAAAAACTAAGCACAGGTGTATCTTGGTTTAATAAAGATACAGAAGTTATAGTAATAACTGAAGACTATACAAGTGCTTATCGTGTGTGGAGAGATACACCCCATGCTTCAGTGGCGTTACTAAAAACATCTATACCCGATGAAATGATAAACCTACTAGTTCACTATAAAAAAGTAGTTATTTGGTTAGATCCAGATGAACCAGGACAAAAAGCTTCGTTAAAAATATTACAAAGACTAATGGTTTGTTTGCCAAGCAAAATAAAAATCAAGAACATGACAAGCAGTCTTGTTCCTGAACCTAAGAACTTAACTCCAGACAACTTGAGGAAATATTTTGGACTTTGACATACTGTTCTTATGTGCTGAATCAAAGCACAACTACGACAAGTACAGACCGTACATAAAGAACCACGTAATACAGTCTGAAACCGTAACAATCCTTGAAACAATGGGAGAGTTTTACAAGGTTTTTCCTGGTGTTATTAGTATCAACTGGGAACCGTTTAGCAGCTACCTGTTTGCTACGTACGCAATGCGGCTAACTGCCGACAAGATCTCTATAGTTCGTAACATAATAAAGAAGATGGAAACGTTTACACCAACGCTAGCCTATGATGAGGTTATCAAAACTCTCATTGAAATGGATTACGTTGCTCGAATTGCTGACGAGTGCGGCAAGGTTCGAGATGGATCTTCTAACATAGAAGCTATTAACTCTCTCACAGTAGAAGCACTACGCAATGTTGAACGGTATGTGGACAAGGATGAAATGTTTGTCATACCTGACATCGGTGTTATTGTTGATCGTATTGTCTCTACTGGTTATGAGTGGCGTCTTATGGCTCTTAATCGTAGTCTTGGCCTTCTTCGTACAGGTAACTTTGTTATTGTTGCTGCTCGTGTAGAGGTCGGTAAGACAACGTTCCTAGCCAGTGAAGCTAGCTACATAGCCCCACAACTGCCTAAAGATCGTCCTATTGTCTGGGTCAACAACGAAGAAGAAAGCGAAGCTGTATTCTTTAGGGTTGTTCAAGCAGCTCTTGGAAAGACAACCAAAGAACTAGTCGAAGACAAAGACAAGATGATGGCAGACTACGTTGCCTATATGGGCGGTAACTCCAAGAAAGTAATCATCACTAAGGGTGACACCAACGACGTAAAAACTCTCACAGCTCTGTTTAAAGACGTTAATCCAGGCATGATTATCTTTGATACCTTGGATAAAATTTCAGGGTTCCACAAAGAAGAACGTGAAGATCTCAGATTGGGTCGTATCTACAAGTGGGGTAGAGAATGTGCTCGTGAATACGGCCCTGTGATTGCTGCCAGCCAACTAAACGGCAACGTAGATACTATGAAAGATCCTCCGTTTATTGGTATGGATGCTCTACGTGGTTCTAAGACAGATAAACCAGGCGAAGCTGATGCAATCATTACTATCGGTAAGTATCAAACACCAAGCACCCCAGAAGAATCGTTACTAAGAACAATCAATATTCCAAAGAATAAACTTCCTGGTGGTGGTAGGTACCAAGTAGAAGGAGAACGGCATGGTCAGTACATGGTTAAGATTGATCCGCTAAGAGCACGTTATGAATAGTCCTAAACGGTGGTACGACGAAGATCTTGCTAAAGCAAAAAAGAAAACAACAATAAGACACAAACAGCAACTTGAAGAAGAGTGGATCAAAGAGCAAGAAGAAGCTTTAGAACACATAGACGAAGACCAACTAGGAGAAAATGAAAGTGAGATTGCTCACACTTGATGTAGAAACAACAATGGATGCACCTGGAGAGCTAGACAAAGCTCATCCAATGTATCCTGGGAATAAGATTGTGTTACTAGGAACATTGTGTAATGAAGGGTCTGGTTTATTCTATAGGGCGTACCCAGAACCTTCTATTGGTAGTTTTGTTCACTGGTTAAAATCTCACGAATACGATTTTATAGTTGGTTGTAACATCTCGTTTGATTTGCAATACCTGTACAAAGACTATGCCTGTAAACTTGAACTACAAAAAAGTCGTCTTTGGGACATACAGCTTGCTGAATATTTGCTATCAGGACAACAACTTAAGTTTCCTTCCCTGGATAGTATGGCTGTAAAGTATGGGTTACCTGTCAAAGACTCTGCTGTTACTGATTATTTCAACAAAGGTCTTGGTGCTGACAAGGTTCCTTTTGAGCTTCTGGAAGACTATCTAAATAGAGATGTCTTTAATACTCACCAGATAGCTGAAAAGCAGATGGCAGAAGCTACTGAGAAGGGCATGTTAGATCTTATTATCAGCCAAATGGAAGCCATACACGCCACTACTGAGATGATGTACAACGGTTTAGCTGTAGATATGGACTACTACAAGACCTACGCTGCTGAAGTAGCTATTAAATTTGCTGATAATGAAACAATTCTTAAAGACTATTTGAATACATTGTCTGATAGTGATTTTTACCCAATAGAAGACATCAACAGTTCTCTTCAGTGGAGTAAGTTTTTCTTTGGTGGTATCAAAAAAGTTGACTCAAAAGAAGTTGTTGGGTTGTACAAAAACGGTAAACCAAAGACCAAGAAAGTAACTGCTCTGTTTGCTACAACGCCTTTTTCTGATGTTGCTGCTCTTGATGAGTGGAAAAGTGAAAAGACTGGTAAGGTCTCAGTAGATGAAAAAGTACTTACATATATAAATACTAGTACTAAAGAAACATCAGTAAAAGAAATAACAGACAAACTACTACAACATAGAGACCTAACAAAACAACTAAGTACTTACGTACAGGGTCTAAGCAAACACGTGATAGATCACGGCATAGAAAAAGAAGGACAGTATTGCATCCACGGTAGACTCACTCACGTATCTACATCAACTGGTAGGCTTAGTTCTAGCAGTCCTAACCTACAAAACATCAGCAACAATCCCATCAAGAAAATCTTTTGCTCTAGGTATGGAATAGAAGGTGGCAGTTTGGTTGAGTTTGACTTCTCTCAGCTTGAGGTTGCTGTGCTAGCTCACGTAACAAAAGACAGACAGCTCATCACAGACATCAGTACAGGCAAGGACATTCACACAGAGCTGTACAAGGATATGTTCCACGTGGAACCTACCAAGGATGAACGCAAGTGGTTTAAACGTCTTACCTTTGGTTTGATCTATGGTGCTGGTGCTAAGACCCTAGCTGACAATGCTGGATGCGACATAGACATCTCTAAGAAGTTTATAGAAACGTTCTACGCTAGGTATCCAAGTGTCAATCTGTGGCACAAAGACATGGCTGAAAGAGCTGAAGAAGAAGGTCTGCACGACAGCATAATTGATGGCTATGAGTTTAGTAAAACCTGGAGATTCCAAAGTGAAACTGGTAGAATCTACGTGTTCAAGCAATACAAAAATAAATACGCTGACTCAAGTTGGGCAACCAAGAAAGAGTACACGTTTAGCCCCACAGAACTAAAGAACTACCCCGTTCAAGGACTAGCAACAGGCGATATTGTTCCAATGATGCTTGGCATTCTTTACCGTAAATTTAAAGATCACCTCGGTATAAGACTTGTA